ATTGCTAAACGAGGTTGAGTCCAGGGCTTCGCGGAAATTTTCGCCCATTGCTTCACGCATACGCGCTTTGTCACAATCACGCATGTGGCCCGTGACACGCCGATCACCCGTAATTTGTATATAGCATTCTTTAAATGATGTAACGCCGCGATTTTTCTTGTCGAAGAAATCGTCGAGCATTTTGTCAACTTTTTCAGAGTACTGTTCCCCGGCCTCAATAGTTGAATTGTCACCGAGTTCCAACACATGACCGGACTCTCTAAAATTTGACAGATAAACGCCTTCTGCCTTGATCGCATCATGTACCTGAGCTTCGGTAAACGTGGCGTTTTCGCCGAACTGCACACGTAGTTTGTCTTTCGCTGGATCAGGTAATTTAGACTCAGCAATGGCCGCACGTGCCGTTGCACGCGCTTCGACCATGCGAATCATTTGTGTTGTTTCATCTCTCGACATAGTCTGCTGGCCTGTATCACCGGCATTGGCAGGGGGAGAAGCCGCTGCCGGTGATTGCCCGCCATCGGGCTTCTTCGCTGGGGGATTGTTTGTAGCAAGTGCTTCCTTGTAGGATGCCTCTAATGTTTCATCGTTATCGATATCAAGCCCGTCTGGCAGGCTTCCCTTGTTGGATTTTTTGATCGCCTCGATCATACGTTCACGTAGTGCCATGTCAGCATCCACCTCCGGTTTAAGTGCTTCGATTAAATTTATGATTTCGCCACCAGCGCCTGGTTCGATAATCAAATCGACGCTGTTGATTTTCGTGAGACTCTCTGCAATACGACGACCGCGTTTATATTTAGCCGTTCCGTCTGCATCTATCGAGAAACCGAACAATTCATTTGCCATGCCACGCGTATATGCTTCAAGCATTTTTGCAGGTACATCACCTGCGGTCGCCAGTAGTTCAAGATCGGCCTGAATTTCACCTTTGTCTTTGCCCTGGCCCTCGATAAACGCTGAGTTACTCAAACGACCGATTAAATTAGAGAACGATTTACCTTTAAAATTTAAATGCTCATCATCTGATTTGACAAATGCACGTGCACCATTAAATAAAGGAGCGGCCTTTCTCAATACCGAATCCGGATAAAATGTTCTGTTTCCGGACATACCTGATTCAATAACGCGTATTCGCCACAGCAGTCCTTTGTCATCTTTTGCTTCAACAAAAAAACCTGCAGCCTCAACCATTCTCACTTGCTTATGGTCCAGAACAACTTCGCTGGGCTCGCCTAACTTAACCGAGTTGTTGTCATCTAATGTATACGGATACGCAAATAGACGGCCACCTTTGTCTATCACAACACGATCCGGGTATATAGCATCGATAGGTACAAAATCAGTGACTAAGCGTAACTTTAATTCGTCTCTTAATAACTGAATAACAGCACGAAATTCAGTAGCAGCCGCTTCAACCAAAGATGCCTCACCATGAATTCCTCGCGCTGGTATTTTTTTGAATTTGTCAGTCATTATTTTTTTTACTCAGGTTTATCAGTCAGCTTCTGACCGTCAACAGTAACGACGACAACATACTTGCCGTAATTTTTGAAATTCAGGACTTCGCCAGCCTCGACATCAACAGCATTAAAAACAAGCTGTCCGTTGTTATTGACCTTCTGTTTCTTGGTTTTCTCATTAATAGCAGGTACTAATCGTTTAACGCGCTTTGCTGCATCAGTAGCGGTCATTTTTTTCGCCTTAGTCTCATTAGGCTTGGCTGCACCATCTGCAGCTTTATTCGTTTTATTTGAATCTGCCACGGGATATCTCCATTAAATTTGACTACTTAATTGAAGTCGTCGTGACACCTTAGCGACCGAAAACATATAAATACACTAAAGGGCTTTAGTAAAATGAATTGAAATAGCGTGAGTTAAAACAAATATCAGAACACAAAAAAACCGCGACGGGCGCGGCGATGATCTTACAGGCTAACGATCATACATAATCAGGTCAAGCAGTTTTCGGCAGTGGCGCGCTTGATGCAATATCTCTTTTTAATTGACTGTTTTGTAACTCCAAATCAGAAAAAGGTTTTTTTCCTGCGTTTTTCACTGTCCAGTTATACATAATCGGCAATGATTCACAGCCGCAGTTGATTGTTTCATCCGCCGGTGCCGCAGGATCACGTGGAAAAAGTAACGTCACTTTAAACTTACCCTTCGGAAACAAGTTAAAGTTATCTTTTACTTCCTGCACTTGGCCATCCGCCGTGTCGTGGTGTGGTCGAGAATGTATTTTTCCCGATCGACGCCATTGTTTTTTCAGACCAGGCAAAATTTCATTGGCTTGCTCATGCCGTTGCTGCGATGCAATCGAATACGCGCGGCCTAATTCAGTGCGTACGATCGTAATGGCTCGGCCTCGGCCCCCTTTTTTCAACAGCTTTGCGATATTTGAAAATGCATCTGACTGATTTTGAGCGCCAATGGCGACCAAACCGAGCTGAGAATTTATTTTATTTGCTAATTGGAGTCCCACATCTTTAATACGATCGGTCATAAATGAGCGCAATGACCTGAGCTGGCGAGTATCAATTTCGTTCAACACACCAGACAGTCTCACACCACCTGCCTCGATCGGCTTATCAACCAGGTCAATGCCTGCACGCCAGGCGTCGCCCGCACCGGTTGATAATTTTGCAGCGGCGTTAGCGCTCATTTCATCGAGCGCCTTGGTAATACTCTTTTGCATTTGAGGTAAAAAGTATTGTTCCCAGTCAGTCGGTGCGCCCGCCAGCGTCTGGTTAATTTGCCGCCGTGCAGTGTTGAGCAACTTAACGATTTCCTTGCTTGTGTTTTTCTGTATCCGCGTGCGATCTTTAAGACGTTGCTTCAGTTCCTTGCGAAACTTTCGATTACGCTCATTGTCAGTCACGATTTTTTAATCCGGGTCATCAACTGAATCATCATCAGGTGGATCAGTAAATACATCTTCCTCATTTCTTTTCCCGGCTTCTGCGACTGCATTCTTCAATTCTTCATCTACATCATATTCAACACCCAGCCGTGCGCTGATATTTCGGATGATATTGACCCCGGTCTTCGATGTCATAATGCCACGATCAATCGCCAAACCGACAGACACAGTGACTTGTTGTAATGCCGATGCGTATTTTGTGGTGTCCTTTGTGACCATTTCAGGGAATTCGACTTCAATCATATCCATCACGTTATCGTCAACAATGTCACCATTGGCTAGCATCCATTGGCGTACAACATAACAACCCACTGTTTTCAATATATAACCCAAGTAACGTTGTCTCATTGAAAACATTTTAAATGTCGGATCACCCATCGCGTCTGCAGTCGATCGGTTCACATCACCGCCGCCACCGTACCAGGTCTCAGGTAATGTGGCTCCACCCAGTATATTATTGCGAAATAAACGGGCTGTTTCGTTTCCATCGCTGGCATTGAGGTCGGGTGTTAACGTCTCCCACACCTCGGAATCATTGTGTACGCGCACGCTTCTGGGTCCAGGTCGCGTGATTTGTTTTGCACGCGCAGTCACTTCGTCAGGCGTTGCGCCTTTCATTGTCACATCGTAGTTAAAGGCACGTAAATCTTGAGCGCGATCCAGCTCACCATACATAAACTGGTCATACGCATCGAGCCAGTCAATTTGAGCAAGTAAATCAGATCGTCCGAATTTACCGTTCGAGATGTCATTTATCGGAAAATAAAACAATTCACCGTCGGTAAAGTCTTCGCGTATTTCACGCGTACGCTGAGTAAACAAATCGTCTTCGTCACCATTGATAATGACTTTGTATTTTCGTGACCGTCCTTTTGAATCTTTTTTTGTCACCACACCAATCGGCAGCTCACTGTTGCCAGGATCAGTTACGACAGTCTGCACCAATGCCGGGTCCAGATAACCTAATCGCACATGGCCGGTCATTTCATTAACAAAGGCAGGCCAGAACTGCATGCCGAACAAAGACAGCTCGCGGCATTTTTTAGGTAATTTCAAATCCATTGCATTAATTGGATCATCCCAAAACTTATCTAGAATATCCTGCACCACTTCATTGTCTGATTTCAGCTTGACGCCTTCAGCCAGCATGTACGCAATCGGTAATTCAATAATACGATTCGCCAGCAGATTCGATTCCCATAAATACAGCGCCAGTTTCATCGACCGCTCGCGTGTCATGGGCGACAAATCACGATTACTGTCGCCAGTTAATTTGCGCCACTGATCTTCATCTTCATCAACCGTCACGCCGTGCGCTTCGACAAACTTGACAGCACTTGCATTGTATATATCTTGCGCATCAATGATGTCTCTCAACACTGTATCGCCCAACGAATCAGCGATTTTATGCCGTACATCCGTCTCAATCGCCGCCATTTTGATTTCCTCGCTCAGATATCATGATTAAATGCCTTCAAACCCCTTTAAAAACATCTTTAGGTAAACTTTTTTCAATTTTACGTACATTGACGTGGCTTGATATAACAAGCCCACACAACGCCTGTCGCTCGGTTGTTATGTTAAAAATCATACAGGTGCAGCAAAGCCGAATTTGAACGATGGAATATTTATTGTGTTTGCATCCAAAATGGCCTGATCTGTCAGCTCATTGGTTACCATCAACAGACGTGGAGTGCCACCGTCGTAGATTGCCAGATGTAGATCCTCATAGATTTCATAGGTCGATGTGTTGTCAGGTTGCGTATTCCAGTTCGACGGTATCGTAATTGTGTCGCCTGTGTTCGACACAATCGTCTGCGTGGCTTGCTCTGCGCCGAAACCCGATGTGATCTTAATCACTTTTCCGGCATACGCAGCAGCCACCCATGATTTTAATGTATCAGTCAGCGTGTTCGACGTTGCACTACTGACATTACCAGTCTCGACCAATGGCACCGCGACTTGTGCTGTTCCATTCTTTGCAATAATGGTAATTTCACGTCCACCCCCGGTTTTATTTCCTAGTGTCACATCGGCCTGTAACAATATAATTTCGTCGGAGATGCGTTTACCTGTCGGGAACAGCGTGGCTGCTTCACTTTGTGTCACTGGTTCACCAGCGCAAACCACCAGACGTAAAATACCACCGCCCCAGTTTGCCTCTACACCGATTTGTTCGAGGCCTTTATCAAGTATGTCGTTATTAAACATTTTACCCATTTAAAATTCCTCGCCAGAAAAGATCGTGTGTATAGCGTGCAGTGGTGCCGTCTAGATGTGTCACATCAACGAATATCTTCATAATATCTCCTTCAAATGCCGTTGAAGTTTCAATCTTGGTAACCAGGCCTCTGTCAACAACGTGTTTTAATGCAGCGGAAGCACGCGACTGAACATCATTCAATGCACCCTGATTAGCAACGGCACGCGATGAAAGCCAGATATCCGATCCAATCTGATCACCCTCTATCAATGCAAACGAGTCACCCCACCAGCCACGCACATCGCCTTTGCCTCCGGGCGTAACAGCATCATCATGCGCGTGCTTGTCTGTAAACAAGCTAGTATGAATCAAAAGACCCAGTCCATTATCCGTTGGTGCAGGCGCATCGCTTACCACGGCAGGAATAACAACGGGCTGATTGATTTGTATGTCGTCAACAACGCCGGCACTGTAAGTATCACCAGCAGTCAAGACGTGCGTTCCTGCGGTCGAAGTAAATATAGCCATCAACCGCATATCTGTGTCAGCGTTTTGTAATTTGGCTTGAATGTCGCCATTGCTATCAGGTTTAGTCACCCAATAAGCCTTACGTGTGCCTGGGTCAAAATACTGATCGTCGGCATCACCGTTTTTTCGAATATTGAATGCATTATCATACGAGGCGCACACATCAAAAAAGTAACCTATAGCATTTGCTGGTAGCGTTGTTATTGGCTGATAACTGGCTGTTATGGCTGGCCCATAATCTATAGGTGAAACGTAATAAATAACTCCGCCAATCATATAACCTAATAAACGTACATTAGTCTTTGCTGAATCTAAATAAACATCGAATGACTTTGCACTATCAACACCTACGCCACCGCCAATGTGACGTTGAATAACAGAGTTTATATTTGTGTATGCCGCTGCTGAATCACCAGGTCGAAGACCAACGGTAAGGCCATTACTGACAGTGTCAATTTCTAACAACGCAAAAATTGGCACGTCTGACCCTGCTTGCGCAGTAATGTCAACCGTGTACCAGCCAGGCACAGTATATGTCGGCGTTACATCAATCGGCGTTGATAAGAATATGGATTCACCACGAAAATAACCCACTATTTCAAATGTGCTGTTTACAGTGTCGTTTGTATACGTCTGAAATGTATCCTTTCCAGTATCGCCTAATCCGACATAATGCATTGTATGAGTAGATGTAGATAAATTAGACGTTGGCGCGAAAGTATCGCCAAAACGCCTTACTCCACAAGATATTTGTCCACCTGCTGTGTTAGATACTCTAACCATCACTCCTGTTACGTTGGGGTCACTGACTATCGTTGATTTCCACGCGCTGTTTGTCGTAGGTGAGCAATCAACAAAATCAGCTGAGTCGAGCAGCAAGACGCCGTTTGACGAAATCGGTGCAAGCGGCGCAAAAGTGTCAGTTTTTATTAAAACTGAATTTAATCTTGCAATATTGTTTACCCAACTGCCGTGTTGAAATCCACTGTATTTTCCTTGCGTGATAGTGCTATCTTGCCAAACAATCTTGTTTACGCCATCCATCTTGAGTGTCAAATTTGACCCTTCTATTTTAAGCGTTGCAATATAAGTAAGCGCCGTGTTAATAGTAAAATTAACCTGTACCAGCAGCGTATCAATATTTGCTATTCTTTTTAATAACTTCAGGGAATTGACGCCTGAGCGTATAACTACGAAATAAGTAGTTTCTAGTCCTGACGCTAAACCATCATGTCTGACAAATAAATGCAGTCTATTATCTGTAAGTCCAGGATAAAATGGCGCTTCTATTTCTTGATTATTCGATCCTGCGTAATAAATTAAGCCATTATTTGCAGCGTTAAACTTCAGTGCACCGGTATCCAATACAGGACTAGCCAATACTGCTGCACTACCCTGACCGCTTGAATCTATCTCTAGCTGACTCGCGGTCGCAAGAGCGCCATCAGTTCCGACGAAATCATCACTGATTCTAGTCGTCCACACAGCCGACCCAGAGCCTGCCCCATATCTAAATGCCCCAACAGATGTGCCGTAAGCGTTCCCATCCGGGTCTAATTCAGAGTGAGTCTCCCCGACATGTGTTCCGATCGGGATATGAAAATCTGGCGGTGTACCAGTTTCATTCGCGAAAGTGTCTTTAGTGGCGAAATTACCAGTAAAATTATCCCCTAAAGTTGCAGCTTCAGCACCTGCGATAGTGTAAACTGTGCCCTTGTAATTTATTAAATTTACTACGCCCGATCTAAAAAGAGTGTTTTTTCTCCATGTATTTCCAGTTATACCAACATAATTATTAACAATAATTTGTCTGTCATAGCCAGTCGGAGCTCCGCAATTTAAAATAATATTATTCTCACCGGTATTATTAATTATACCGGCTCCACCATTATCGCTCAGTCTGATTCCACCAGCATCGCAGTTTGTAAGTACATTGCAGAAAATCAATAAATTTCTTATTGTGTCAGATCCGGCTTGTGTAAATAAATTTAATCCTGCTCCATTATTTGTTTCCCTGTTTTTATTTGAAATAGCATTGCCATAATAAAGAGTAGCTTGCATGCCTGTGTGCGTATGTGATGGGCAGTCATCTTCTATATTGTAGCGAATAAAGTTACCAGATGCGTTGTTTGTCGCACCGCTAACTGTACCGCCGAATTGCCAACCACGACCATGATTCGCATTAGGTGCAGAAAATTCATTGTACGATATTATATTGTTTTTAAAGTCTGTAGCGCTATCTACTATTATTCCCGCGTGTGTGTAATCGATAGTCTTGTTATTGTTGTAATTAGAATTAGTCGACTGCTTACTTAAAGCTAGTGCATCTTTGTTACCGTCATCAACGTTTTCAATTTCACCACCATTTAAATTGAAGTCAAATATATTGTTTGTAACAGCAGCATTATCAGTAGCGAAATTACCGAATAAAACGGATCGTCTGAATTGATTACTAAATCTATTATTGTTAATTATGGTGTTATCTAAGGTATTGCCATTGTTCTCCCAGATATTTAGCGGACCACCGTGCAACTCAACACCATCTAATTTGAAGCCGCCTTTAGCTGCACCGTTGGGGTTTTTTACAACGATTAAATCTTTATCAAACCCAACAACTTCAACGCCAATCGTTAGTAATGACGGATCACCGTAAATATACAGCTCAGACCCTGACTGGAACCACTTATCTGTGGCATTTACACCGGCGACATTTGCAGAGTTTGATTGAGATTCATCGTCTAATAATATTCTTGCGGTGCCAGACAAATCGACAGAGCTGACAGTATTATCGAGCGTTCCTGAATCGAGCGTAAAATCCAGTCTTCCTAGACTACTTACAGTATTGTCTGGCGAAGTAATCGTCCCATACCACGGGCCACCTGATCCATTTAATCTAATTCGTCGACCGAATCTATACAAAGGATCTTTAGCATTGGCTCCCGAAATATTAATTCTCGTCTGGCTGACAAAAGACGCCGTGGAAGAATACCGACCCCAATTTGAATATGTTTTTTTATAAACCGAACCAGAATGTAAGGAAAACCCGGTGACAAGATCATTGTTTGTATATATCGGTCTCGCGCCAGTGTTGTACGGCTCGATAGAGAACTGCACGCTTGCAGCCACGTCGAATATTTGCCAAGCGGCAAACGCAGCATTTCTAAACCGGCTTCCAGATTTGAGAAAGAAAGAACCACCGCTGACAAGGAATGAGGTTTTATTTTCTGGTCTTTTATACGGACTGAGATCAGAGTCACCTGTATTCAAAGTGTCATCGCCTAACTCGAAATCAAACCATTTACTCATTTGCTTTGATAGGATTTTCCATTAAGTTTAAAGAGTTCAAACGTTTTCTCCCAGTCAACTTCGTTCATATTAAATTCGATGCCTAATTTAGACAGCTTCTCTCGTAGACCACTGACTATCTGGACAACACTCGTTATTCTTCTTTGGCAAACATCAATAGATATGTGCCGCTTTATTGTTGTAAGTACACTTTCAACGTCAGCAAACATGTTGTGAATTAATTTCCATTGTCTATTTTGCTCGGCAGCAAATGACCTTGTAAAATACAAAGTAGTTTCTTGATTGCTTTGACCATCGATATTTTGCTGCTGAACTTGTCTAATATAGTCTTCTAGTTGATTTATTCGCTTCCACATTTGTGCTTTAGAAGGCATCTTTACATCGTATTCGAACCTCTTCACTTCAAACATCTCCAGCGGTTTTAGTTGAGGTTCGCGGATATTAACAACATTACTGTCTCTGTCTGGAAGTTTTAAATTAACTTTTTCCATTATTTTTTTCCTCGTATAGTTTCTTGCTACCGAAACATCGATACACGCTGACGGCCTTGCATAGACTCAGGCTCGTAGTCATCATCATTAATAGAATCAACTGTTTCACCCGCCGCCGGTTGACCTTCCTGATTTGTCGCAGCCCAGGCAAGTAGCCCGGCCACTGCAGAATCACCGTGACGTTGTTTACCATCGCTGCCTTTGTCACGACCATCATCCATTTTCGGGATGCCTTTAACTAAAATCACTCGTCGGTGATCTGCAATAACATCTTCCGACTTCGGTACAATAATAGATTTGTCTTCGTAGGCACTTTTGTATTTAGGGAAATTTTCTGAGTACCACTTCAGAGATAGCATCACACATTCAACTTTGTGAGCTCCGGAATGCTGCATGGCTTTTTCAGCATGCGACTGGCCATTACCGCGTGCATCAAATTTGGCATGATGAAACAATGGAAATTCATCCATGATGTAGCGAATTATATGTTCCTGTACATCGAATGGAATATTCCTGAGCTCCAGAATAAAGGGTGTTCGCCATTGTGTCGGTGCTTCTTGTTGCAATGGCCATATCACAGATAAATCGCCACTGCGTCCAAAATCCTGACCGAAAACGGTACGCTGGTCAGTCGGCATATTATCGATAACGGGTTTCAGAATATCCTTGATCCATATATCAGTTTCAGCAATACGCGAATCATTCGTCACCCACGAAGCTGATTTAGTAAAATTAAGTATTGGTATACCTTCTTGCGAACAACGCTCAATCAGGATTCGTGTGAAATATGAGCCTGAACCTTTCTTCGGAATACAACCAAGCTCTTCGTTTGCATCTTCCTGATCAGGATAGTCTGCATACGCATCGGCTTTAAACTGTACTTCTTTTTCTTTCGACCAATCAACGCCGGTCACCAAACAAATACGCTTATAAAAACCTTCGCTCAGTGCTTTATCAAAATCGATTCGATGATAAGACCACGGCAATTTACCGGCTTTGATTTCTTTCTCGAACTCATAAAACACATTATCTTCACCATTCTCGGTGCTGACTATATCAATGCGCCCACCCCACAACCGGAACGCCAGCGCACCCTTAACAACTTCGCGCAACGACTGATGAAACGCTGCCTCGTCAATACGCGCATGGCCTTGCCGCCCACGCCAGTTGTGTGGCGCAGAACTCAATGCTTCGTAAACATGACCGCTGGCAAACGTGATCTTATATTTAATGATATCTTTACTTTCATTCGCCAACACATGGCGTTCTTTTTTAACACTGATCGCGCCAGCCGCAAGCGAGTAGGCACGCGCAAAAAAAGCAGCATCGCCGATGTTCTCCGCAGCCATGCCAAGATTGAACCCCATATAATATTGGTCCATGCCGCTATTCATTGCCGCTTCCATCACGCCCTCTGCAGCAAGTGATCCCCACGAGAAGCCAATACGGCGTGACTTCGCGCAAAATCGGACAGTCGATTTATCCTGGTGCCATCGCGCCTGATAAGGTAATAGTATTTTCGGTACCTCGATAAGCTTTAGTTTCTTACTCGCACGCGGCACCTGGGCTTCTTCCACTAATTCGATGTAATCTTTTTCTTCACCCTTGCCAAGCTGTACCTGCTCAACTTTCGTGTGTTCAGCAACAGGCTGTTCAGACATCGAGCGTCACCCCAAGGATTCTCGCATTGATAATCGCGGCATCTTCATCACTCATGCCGCCATTTTCAGCAATCGAGTCAACCAATTCAGCCGTCTCTTTTTTCTGTTTTTCCAGTTGCGCCAACACATCGCGTCGATATTTTTTCTGATTAACTGATGCGCGAGACAATCGAGATACAGCTAACCCAATCTTATTTAGTGCCTTCGGATCCTCTATATCAATCAACGTTTCGAACAACTTGGTCTGCACCAGGCGTATCAGCGCCTCATTCATTGCACCTTCGTCGTCACCAGACGCACTTGCAATCGCGTTCGCTTGCTCGGTCGCAATTCGCATCGATTCCAGTTTCTCTTCGAACTGTTGACCATGACGATGCAGTGCTGATTTACTGATACGCAATTCCAGGCCGAGTCCCTGGAGCTCACCGTTAACCCAATCAGTGAAATCCTGATAGCCACTGAATCCACTTTTTACCAGGCGCTTGTTTAGATCGGCTCGCAACGAGTCTGGTATCTGTAAAATTGAGGATCTCTGCATAACCGACCTACGAATTAAAGTTCTTGAGCGGTCGAGCAATGCCGGAATGGCTGTTTTTATTTGTGTACTCAACGAAATCAACACCGTCTGATTTCAAACGCGCACACCATATATCATCTGTATCGTCAATATCGATACTGACAAAACCTTTGTCACAGAGATATTGATAAGCTGATCGCACCTTGTTTCTGTCTATCGTGATCGAATCGTCGTTGACCATCTCACTGATGATATGCTCTGACAAACAACCGGGCCTTGCGCTATGTAACGAAAGCAAAATCCTCCACCGCATGACTTTCATATTCATACTCTGATTAATCGTCATTATGTTTACCCCTGACCACGTTTTTATTTACCTTTTCAGACAGAGAATCGAATCGCTTGAACATTGTGTCGAAATTATTTTCAATGCTGCTTCTAAATGCGGAGAACTGGTCCTGACTTGCATATTTAGTAAATAACTTCTCTCGCGTTTCTGTCAGAGTAGCCTCTAGATTATCAATACGTTGTTTTTGTTCTTTGAGTCGGCCATTAGTCGCAGTGGATAATGTGGCCAGTGCTTTTTCAGACGATTCACTCTGCGCACTAAGCAAGCCGGCTACCTGCTTCTCGTGTCCGCTCGCTATCCATTTCGCAACACTGGCGATACCGATTATTAATGCCGTAGCAGCGGCAAGTGTGGTGCCCGTGTCTATCTGAATCATGCGTTTGCCCTCATTTGTTTTTTTTCGTAAATGGATTTGCACTCGACACATCGCGCTGCATCTTTCTGCGCTTTTAATCTTTCCTCTGGAATGGTTTCCAAACAGTCAATACAAAGAACAACGCCATCTATTATTTTTTGTTTTGGAAACGGTTGATTGAGCGAATTTTTAATCGATCGATTGCGATGTTCTTGCTCGTCGATCTTTGCGCGGTCTACATCATCCATTTTTTTTCATTGCATCGATGACCTTTGGCAATATCTTCTCAGCACTGCGCCCGACAACATAACCGCTCAGGCCTAACTGCAACAGCGTCCAGGCTTCTGGTGCCAATGGCGTCGACAACAGACCAAAGCTGTCCATCACAACGAGAAATAGAAATGTGAGCATTGTTATTGGTCGCCAGTTTCTGGCAATCCAACTTTGGCTTTGTGCTTCCGCGACGATGATGCTTGTCTTTGATTCTAATAACTGCGATTCGTAGTCTAGAATCTTGACAGACATCGCTGATTGCAACTTGAATAATTCGTTGCTCAACTGTGCCATCTCTTCATCAGATGAATGCACATTATCAATGATGTCAGCAATTGGCTGAAACGCTGACGTCAGGAAACCCCAGATCGGATTAGGCATTGACTGCGTTCTCCTTTTTGTGAAGACCCATAATATATTTCGTTTTCTTTTCTAGCTTGTGTTTGGTTTTAACCCGATATGCTGTCTTGACTTGACGACGCCTTTCTCGTCTAGGAGAGAACGTACCTACATGCATCCACGCACCGTATTCAAGAATTAACTGATCAAACGGAACACCAAGACTGATAACCGCCTTGCATAACTGCATAGGGGTGCGAGTATATGAAATTACATCAGCGCAAAGGCCGTGGATATGACCAGAACTGCGCGACCCACGCGCCAGTTTATTAACAGCTAAAGGTCTAAAACCAGAAGATAGGTGTAATGGACCTTCAGAATCACGCAACGGCTGCAAGATAGATTCGCAAAGGTATTTCAAATTACGAAAATCCTGGCTATCCTCTTTTACGACAATATCAATGCCATGTCGGGCAGCGATCTGTGAGTGAGTGAACTCATCAAGGTAGAAATTTTTGCTCAGTTGAATACGCATGCTGCGATACTAGCGACAAGAATCAAAGAGATACACTAAAGGGCTTTAGTAACGGGAGCAGGGAGTGTATTATAATTATCCACTCGAATCACAGAAGGACAAGATCGTGAAATATATCATAAAATGCAGTTTGTTTATTTTTATTACGTTTTTCACTACACTGGTATTAGCCGATCAGCCGGAGTATCAGTTGCAGCTAACCTCTGCCGAGAGACCAGTGAACCCAGTTTACATCAATAAGAATCTCACGCGCCAATACATGAAAATAGCTGAGAGCATGGGATTTAATTTCAATCACTTGTTTGGATACAGAGAGTTTTGGTTGATGACTGTCGATAATAATATCGGCACAAAAGAAGGATCTGAAAATCTGCTTTATTCCACTGGTGGTAATATCAATGATAACGAAGCGTCGTTAAGAAATGGTAAATCAAAAGATAAATGGGAATTGACCTATTACTCAAATTACGACATCACATGGATAAAACGAGTGGTCAGTATAAAAGACAAGTCATACGTAAAAATATTAAAAATAGCAAAAGGCCGAGTGCCAAATCTTAATCTTCGAGAGTCACAACACAAGATTGTTCCAGCAAAGCCTCAAGAAAAATTTCTAGGTTGGGGAGTAAAAAAGTAACTGGTAATTTATTCAATTATTATCATCGGCATCGAAAAACAATTTATACGCCAACTGAACATTTCGTTTATCCATGTTGGTTTTAAAAGCTAATTCCATAAGCGCGATGCCTTTTTTTGATTCAGCAAAATCTATACCTCTTTCTTCTTCTATTTCTGAAAACCAACCACGTATCTGCGCAATGCGTTTAAGCTTGTCTTCGAATTCACCTTCCGTATATTCGCAGTCTGGAGAAGACTCTTTGACAACCATATCGAGATTCAAAGACTTTACCCCGGTCAATACAAACTGAACGTCTACACCGATTTTCACTAAATTAACAAAATAACTTGAGTCTGGATTTCGGTTGCCACTCTCATACGCAATTTGCGCACCTTTCTTTACACCACCTAATCCACCAAATTTAGTCTGGCTGAATTTAAGCCTCTTGCGTTCTAATTTTAATCGCTCTCCAAGAGTAATCATTTGGATACCTTTTACTTGACAGGTACTCATTTGAGTACCATACTTCATATAGTTTAATTTTTAACCAGCTTCACACATACAAAATACGAGGAATACATGAATCCCCACGACATTAAAGCCGAGTTAGCAAAACGGAATTTCACACAGACCGCTATCTCAAAGGAATTTGATATTTCCTCTGAGGCGGTACATCGCGTCATATTTCGAAAATCTGGATCTGCTCGAATCGAAAAAAGAATATCGAAAATTCTAGGCAAACCACGAAGTCAGGTTTTCAGCGAAATAGTATCTGAAAATAAACCGTAAATCTGCATACCAATCGCTCACGTAAACATTGTTACAGCTTATTAACATATTAATCTGACTGACTTAGAGAGACATTAAATGCCCAAATACGAAAGCGCATCCCAACAAAGAATTCTCAAAATACTTATGTTTCTTGCCGGTCACGAGGTCGACGGACTTGCGCCTGGAGTGATTGCTTCATCTCTTAGTATAAATCCAAGCAATGTCACCCACGACATGGAAAATCTATTAATTGCCGGACTTGCTGAAAAAACACCTGACAAAGGTACATGGCGGCTAACGCCTCGTATCACCCAGGTCGCGTTATCAATGATGAATGAACTTGATCGACATCAAACAAAACTTGACGAACTGAAGCAACGACACACGCGCAATCCATATTAATACTCTAGTTTACCAACAGATCAGAAGGAGTAGCGACTTTGAAAAAAAAATTTAACTTAAAAGTAACTATTAAATTTCTTCAGATAAGAGCCGCATGCCAAGCATGTAGAAACATAAAACTCGGCTACCTCATTAATGAAATTAAGTTACACGAAAAGAAAAATATATTTCTAAATGAATTAAAAAAAATGGGTATTAATATTTTTATCGCCAATGCGCTGTGTAAATACTTTAATCAGTTTGTTGATGATTATCTTAGTCTCCCGGAGTTGAGTGATGATGAAATTGATAAAATAGAAAATTCTTCGGATGCCGAGATTAAAAGTTTTATCAATGGTTCAGCGCTACACGGCTTTACTAAACTGCAAGTCGACCTCATCGCGACAAAGGAAATGATAATCGAATCACAGAGGATTTCTGTAATGCAAATTGAACAAATGCTAAACGGGCAAAAACGCACGATTGTATAAATAGCGATCAAACCCGCCTACTGGCGGCGGACTTGAAGAAACTACCAATTAAGATAACAACGGAGGATACATGTCCAAAAAAATTGTACCTGACACAAACAATCCTATCGATAAGAGTAGCAAGCGTCTCGCAGAGATAGACGCAACATACGCCCTTAGTCAAGAATACGACTTTCTCCGAATAGCTAATGAAGGTCGGTTTCACTTTTCAAACGCTGCTGAACATTTCCTCCACGGAGGCAGGTGCGCCATTTTGATAAAGGAGCACGAACCGCATGGCAGATTTATTGAAGGACTAAAAATAATGGGCCTCGCCGAACGGGCTGCGCAGAAGGCAATGCAAGCGACTTACAAATTCGCAGGTGATCGCGCTGCGCTCACCTCTCTCGGTAAAACAAAAATGCTAGAGCTGCTAACTGAAGACGACGAGAAACTTTCCGTACTGTCAAAGGGTGGCACGCTCGCTGGTCATACGATGGACGAATATGATCGCATGACAAAGTCTGAAATGAGAATAGCACTTCGCAAATCACGCGAGCAAGAAAAACAATCGACAGAAACACATGAAAAAATTCTCGCAAAAAAAGATAAAAAAATAAACCAGCTCGATAAGAAGCTCATGAAGTCACAACCTTGGCCGGATCGAGTCGAGGACATCAACGCTGAGATTGCAAAAGCCGCCACAAAATTAATAGCCGGATGCGAGCAACTCCAACAGTTACGTGAAGTTATTTTTGCAGAGGAATTCGAAGCTCACGAAAGCGAAGAAGCACTCAACAATATGTGTGTCAGATATTTCAAGGAAGTCGAATCAGCATCAGAACACGTCGCAATGTTGATTAAAGACTGCAACGACAATGTTAGCGGTTATACAGACAGGCAAATACAGGACCTCGTCTAACATGCCTATTTCAAACAATCCGGCCATCATCGCGCTACAAGTAATTACGCAGCTAGCGAAACGACTTGATGCAACGCCACACAATAGTCGCGGTGAGATTATATTAAATTTTGCAACGCAATTCGGTTGGAGCAATGCAAAAGTCTATCGCCAGCTAAAAACAGTAGGCTGGTCAAGTTGCCGTAAATCTCGATCAGATAAAGGGCAAACATCTCAGGATCCAGAAGCCCTGACGCACCTATCTGCAGCAGTCAGGCTCGGTGTACGTAAGAACGGAAAAATAACCATGCAAACACCGAACGCACGCAGCATGCTCTCGGCTAATGGAAGACAATTCGCAGTCGGCAACGCTAGACTTAACACGTTAATGAAAGAACGTTGCATGGACATTAAAAAACAAAAACAGCCCAGTGCCTATCAGCCACAAAAATCATTGTATCCAAACCACGTACATCAAGTCGATCCTTCATTGTGTTTGATTTATTATTTAAAAGACGGCTCACAAAAAATACTCGGTGATGATGAAATATATAAAAACAAACCCGAAAATATCGAGCGATTAGGCAGCTTGAAAGTCTGGCGCTATGTCTTAACAGATCACTACAGCTCAACCATTATCGTTCGTTATTATCAAGCCAAGGGCGAAACGCAAGAAAACCTCTTTGACTTTTTATTATACGCATGGAAAAAATTAGGTGATCGGGTGTTCCACGGCGTGCCTAAAATATTGTCCTGGGACAAAGGCAGCGCAAACACTGCCAAGGCAATAGCATGCGCACTCTGTGCATTGGATGTCGAAGCGATTACACACGAAGCAGGCAACCCACGCGCCAAAGGCTCTGTCGAGCAATCAAACAACCTGGTAGAAAAACTTTTCGAATCACGCCTTCGATATGAGCCTGTTAAAAATATTGATGAAATAAATTATGCGGTCGAAAGTTGGTACAACGCCTACAATTCTGATTCGATACCATATTATGATGCAAAGCTAAGTCGACGCTTCATGGCAGAACCAAAAGCACGCTACAGCATCTGGCAAATAATAAACAAGAATCAATTACGCATACTACCTGATGAGGAACTGTGCCGTTATCTGCTAAGTGCTAAACCCGAAGAAAGAAAAGTGCGTGCTGATTTGAGCGTATCGTTTAAGCACCCCAATAAAAAACGTACATCCTATTACGACATTAGTCACATAGACGGCGTCTATCCACGCGCAATAATAAAAGTCAGCCCGCTGATCTACGGCGAAGCGCAGATAATCGTTTATGTTGAAAATTATCAAGGTATCGAGCAAACATTTATTATTGATGCTATTGAAGCAGATTCATTCAGTGGCTTTGCTAATAACGCAGCCATCATCGGTGAAGAATACAAATCACAACCAGACACCGTGATTGAACAAGCAGGCAAAGCTGCAGATCGTGCAGCGTTCCCAAACAAAGATGAAGACGAAATTAAAAAAGAAAAAAATAAAAACCACGCACCTTTCAACGGCACCATTGATGCACATTCACACTTGCGCAACGTCAGAACGCCTGATTACATGCAACGCCCAGGCAGTGAGCTCTCAATACCTGATCGTAAACACACAGAGATCAAGCCCCTAACAAATATCGAAGCATGCAAGCGACTGATATCTGAACTAGGTCGAATCGACGGCGTGAACTATCACGACATTGTCAGTCAGTATTATCCAGAGGGTGTGCCGCTATCCGAATTTGATGAGCTGGTTAAACGTATCACACAACCCGTAACAGCATTGTCTGTTATCAACGGTGGAAAATAATATGTCCATAAAACTCAGAGAGATTGAAGCGGGTACGTTATTCAGGTTTGTTGACCATTATAAAACGCTGATATGTGTTATTGCGGACGGCACCATATTCGACCGTATGTATAGCTCCGCGCAATTTCAATCACGGTCAGTAACTTATGTCGTCTTAATCGCAAATATTTCAAGTGAAGAAGATGATAGAGAAACGGAACATTGTGGTTTCACTTTTCCAATGTATAAAGACACCCAAGTCGTTCCACTTGATCTAATTGAAATACCGAAATTTATAGACAAACCAATAATGGAAAAGCAGTAGCAGGAGCAGTTGAATATGAACACCATCGCCAAAAATGCAGTAGAAAGACCTATCCCCGTAAACGCGCACGGCAGCGCAGATGATGTTACGGATTATAAGGAGGCTAAAAAAGCCATCACTAATATGAAAGGGGAAAAACAGTACATGCCAATTCTATTAAAACAGGTATTGGAGGACTACGGAATCACACAGGTAAAGTTATGCCAATCAGTTAACTACACACACAAAAATGCATACAAAAAACTGTCTGAATCCGCGCTCAATCAAATACTGAACTGGGATACCTGGCCAAAAAACTGTAAACCAGAACTTATCCGAGATCTTATTGAAGCATCACTTGTTCAAAAAGGTGTGCCGAAATTAGCTCTCATCAGACTGTGGGACACAGATATTGACGGCGCGCACAAACCCGTGCGTTACAAAAAAAATAAACGCTCTATTGCCAGAACAATTCAACTTCCGGAGAATCAAATGCTAAGTGAAAATGCGAAAAAACACTTCCGTCTAAATAAAGACCCATTCGTCAATGATATACATTCATACAAAGACGTATTTTTATCAGCAGACCAGCGCTACATCAGTGAGTCGATGTACCAGACAGCAAAACACGGCGGCTTCCTTGCGGTTGTTGGTGAGTGCGGTGCAGGTAAGACCACGTTGCGGCGTGACTTGCTCGAACGCATAGAACGCGAAAACCTCAATGTAACTGTCATACAGCCTCGCATCATTGACAAAGCCAGGCTCAGTGCAGGTGCAATCTGCGAAGCAATAATCGAGGATATTTCATCAGAAAAGCCACGCTCATCTCTGGAGCACAAAGCGCGACAAATCGAACGATTACTAAAAGGCTCAAGCCGAGCTGGCAATGTCCATGTGCTGATTATCGAGGAAGCACACGATATGTCTGTCACTACCTTGAAATACCTAAAGCGATTTTGGGAACTCGAAGATGGCCATAAAAAATTACTATCGATTATTTTGGTCGGGCAGCTGGAATTAAAAAACACGCTCGACGAAAAACAAAACTGGGAAGCACGCGAAGTTATCAGACGTTGTGAAGTCGCCGAACTGCTACCACTCAACAATGATCTGGAAAAATATCTTGATCTGAAATTTGAGCGCGTAGGCAGAAGTCTGACAGACATTTTCGAAGACGATGCTTACAGTGCAATTCGCGAACGGCTATCACTCCGCAATCGAGGACACGAGCACGCCGTCAATATGATGTTCCCTCTCGTCGTCAATAACGCAGTCACAAAAGCAATGAATCTTGCTGCAGACATTGGCCTACCTAAAATCAACGCAGACCTTATTAAGGAGGTGTGACATGACAAGACATGGCATTTATCAAAATGAATATATCGATCACTGGGGTGTAATATTTACTAGTCTAGATATATATAACAAGTACGGAGTCAACTTCAGCGTTTTCTTATTGAATCCGTCGATTATGATGGACCGGCTGGGCAGCAAGGGCGGTCCTCATTTACCACTACTCAAAAAACAGCTCGAAGTCCACAAGCGAATCCTGTCTGATGATATGCAATCTACTGATTCAGCAGAGATACAAGAATTCCAAGAATTCGAATCACAGAGGTTGCGATGTGAAAAGCCGAATGTTGTATTCCGCAACGGTGGTTTCTTTGAGCGAATGCTTCATAAGGCGCATCCCCGGCGTAAGCCTAGGCGATTCAAGGTTGCCGTATGACTCTCAAGAAGCGTCAGCCTGGTCAGCGTATCGATCATAAATATCTGGACGAAAATAATCTGATATTTGACGACCGCAGAAAAGCCGAAGGCTTGACTTTGCGTAATCTTGTTTCGCTAGGCGAGCAGATGAAGCAGCAACTGGAAATTCAGACGGACGATCCTCACAAAACTTTAAAAGACAAATGTACTCGAGTTGGATTAATAGCGTTATGGGAGCGAAGTATAAAGCAGTTACATCGCATCGAGAAATCACATGATTACCAAATAGATGACCGGCTGCATGAAACTAAACTGCCCTGATTGCGGCACTACGTTCGACTTGATACAGGCGATGGAAGACGCCGACGGTCGCCGCTTCGTTGATTTGATAAAGGAGCTGCCACCGATAACAATAAAGCCGTTCGTGCGCTACCTGCGTCTGTTTAAGCCAGGCCAGCAAAGTTTACGCTGGTCTCGCATGCTGAAGCTAGCGCACGAACTACATCCGAACATTAAAGACGCTGTTGTCATGCGCAATGGTCAAGCGTATGTCGTAACTGGACAGCAGTGGGCAGATGTAATGACAAGCCTGGTAGATACGCCACCAAAAAACTTACGACTGCCATTAAAGACGCATGGCTATCTACTTGAAGTACTAGCAACATCAACGGAGAAGAAAATATCGAAAAAAGAGCAAGAAACGGAAAACAGAAAAAGACAAATTACACGAAATCATAATAATTCACCATCGCCTATTTCATCTGTAATCAACAAAACTGGATCTATGCCACCAGCTAATTGGAAAAAAGATGCATTCAAACCATCCGGAGGAAAACAATGAAAGAAGCGACACGGGCAAAGTTGATATTTAAAACAAAAGCAGTATTGCGCAGACACATAGGGCCAGACGAATGCATCAAAATGGTCCAGGTGTATTACGAAGTGACAGGAATACTAGTTACGCCGGGAAAGCAATACGACGAAACGCGAATGATCAGGTCTGCAATCGAACAGTTGCGAACTGATGGCCACCCAATTTGTATCAAGGACGGAAAAAATGGTGGCTATTTCTGGGCGAGAAACAGCGCAGATCTGGAACCGACTATACGCAGATTCCACTCGCGTGCGTTAGCAAGCTTAAAACAAGAGGCATCGCTAAAAAAGATACCCTTTGGCGATTTATTAAAACAATACGAGATTGATTTCGATCAACATCGATTAACAGCATAGGTGATCCATGACAACATTGACGCTCGAAGATATAGAAAAAAAAGCACGTCGATATTCAGATGTCCGCTCTGAGCTTACTGCAGAGGTAACTGAACTCGAAGACGTTACTCGTGAAGCAAAGCGTGAATACATCCCTCGAATTAAGAAAGTACTTCATAGAGTAAAAAGTGCATATGAATTACTTAAGGATGCAATAGACAACAACCGTGAGCTGTTCACGAAACCTAAATCAAAGACATTTCACGGTATTAAGACCGGCTTGCATAAACAAAAGGGTAAAGTCACCTTCGACGATTCAGATAAAGTCGTAAAGTTAATTAAGAAAAAATTCCCTGAGAAAGTCGACATACTAATTTCGACAAAAGAGAAACCCTCCAAAGATGCGCTGCAGCACTTGACAGTTAATGAGCTGAAATCACTTGGATGTGAAATTACAGACACAACTGACGTTGTTCTTATCAAAGCGACCGATTCCGACATAGACAAACTGGTCGACGCACTTCTGAAAGACGAAGAGGATTAATTTATGGAGAAAAAATACGACATTGTATTTTTTATTCTCGATCACGTTCATATCATCCAATTAGACAGACCTGGGCGTGTTATTGGGATATGGATTGGGCGAGGAGCAATCGAATATCAAGTACGCTATTTCGACAACTGTGAAGCAAGAACAGTCTACTTTTTTGAAGATGAATTAAGGATGGTTACAAAATAATAATGAAAATGACTCGAGATTGTTTTATAAAAAAATACTGCGATGCATTCAAAATGAATGAGCAGGATTTCCATGAAAGTATTGTAGCACTACCCTGTGCTTGTCGTCGGCGAGGTTGCCGTGGGTGGGCCGCTGTTTCAGACAATCCAGCATCAATTAAATTCCATAATGACTTATATGCGCCAACAATCAACAGAAAAATAGAAAACAATATATTGAGGAAAAAATGTGGCTAGTCTAAATGATATAAGGAAAAAAGAACTCGCCATCATCCACATCGGCGCTGCAAAACTTGGCCTCAAGACCAAAGACGACGATTCTGCCTATCGGGAAATGTTGATGTCAGTTTGTAACGTTAAATCAGCGGCTAAACTAGACGCAGTTGGCCGTAACAAAGTCATCATGCACTTGAAAAAATGCGGCTTCAAGATGCAGAGGAGAACTGGAAACAATATTAATATAACAGGCGACAGAGAACGCCTGGTATACAAAATAACTGCTCTATGGAAACTACTCGCAGGCGCAGGTGTTATTACAGACCCGTCTGAAAAATCGATGATTAAGTGGTGCGCCAGAATCACAAAAAAACCAGCTCTTCAATGGTCAACAAAATCCAGTCTGATCAAATGTGTCGAGGGACTAAAACAGTGGTGCAGCCGCACCGGTGTAACTTATTTGGACAGTAAAAAATAATGTCTTACCACACTGATAAGCCAGAATTTCACACAGACATAGTCATCTTCGCATCCGCCAAGCTGCACGAAATATCGGGCCTCGAACCTGATATGTGTCAAAGCATCGCAGAAGCCCTTGCTGACGAGATCAGACGCAACTGGGGTGGACAATCAACCTACATCGCAAAAGGCCAGGCGCTCGACATCTCTGCCCGAGATAAAGAAATATATCTTATGTACAACAAACATAACATGCACCAGGTCATTAAAAAATTCGGTTATACAGAGCAGTGGATCCATCAAATAATAAAGCGTGTACATGCCTCAGAAATGGAATGCAAACAGCCAGACATGTTTAGTGGCTATCTAAGTAAGGAGGTAGTTTGAAAAAACCACATTCAGCAGCAACTAAAAAAATACGGAGAACCCTCGGTTGGTATGTAGCCCTAGTAATGATTCTTCTACTTGCATCGTATGGGCTGTCATTTAAAAAAGAATGTACCAGATACGAAAAGTTGTCTTATCTGCCAGATATTGACGTTTGTGTTGAATAAATTATCGGAGTAAATAAATGAGTGCAATTATAAAAATAAAAGATGAACAAAGCGTATTGATAGAACAGTACAGCCCGTTGGTTAACCGCATAGCAAATTTCCTAATTTTACCTTTCAAAGAAATAATGCAAGTCAGTGACCTAATACAAGTAGGAATGATAGGGTTGATTAAAGCGTCTGATAACTATGTCGAGACCAAAGGCGCTACCCGCGACACTTATTACAATATATGGATACGCGGTGCAATGCTCGATGAAATAAGACGAAATGTATGGTCACCTCGATCAGTCGGCTTAAAATTACGAATGATTGACAGCGCAAAATCAAATGTAGAAAATTCCGCATTCCACATCGCCAGTGACCGAGATATTGCAAAAGAGCTTCGCCTTAGCCTGCCAGAATATTCAAAAGTACTGGCAGATTCAGTTGCACAAACTCAAATTGGTTACGAAGACGTAAATATGAAAGAAAGTTATTTTTCTTCAGGTTTAACCGACACTACACCTGGCCCATCTGACAGCCTACAGAACGAAGACTACAAGCGAAGCTTTGCCACCCTTATATCCGAGTTACCTAAACAGGAACGCAAAGTAATATCTCTTTATTACTATCAGGATCTGGACCAAAAGCAGATCAGCCAGATTATGGACGTAAGTGAAAGTCGCATAAGTCAAATCAGAAAATCCGCTCTTGAACGACTAAAAAAACACAAAAAACAGTTTATTGAAGGCTAAATAATGAACAATATAAATATTGAATTAATTAATAATCAGATGATTTTTGCAGCTAAAAAAGCCATTGACCAGGCTTTAGAAAATATAGGGAAAACCGGCAAATTCCCTAAATCACTCAGCATTAATATTACGCTCTCATTCGAGAATGAAATAACGCCATCCTTTATCGAATTCAGAGGCAAGATTACCTAATTACGACCATATTTTCATTTTCACTATTTTAAACACTCTTTAAAAAAAACGTCCCGTATAACCCCGTTTCATACCTAATCATCCCACTTATCGCACGCGATGCCCTATAGTTATCTCACGTCTGTTCAGAATGCTATCTTTTCTCACAGTG